TGTTTTTGCTGATGTGCCCCCCCCCCTGGAAAAAAGAGGGGCGGCGCGGGAGAGTAAAGGAGCCAAAAGCTCCCCGGCGTCGCCTGTTATAAGCAGCACGGAACTCCGTGCCGTATAACCTACCAATCTACCAAAACGGCCCCGACGGCCTTCCGGGCCTTGCCGCCGTTCAGCTGCGCCTCCAGCTCCTCGAGCTGCTTCTCCAGCGCCTTGATATGCGCGAGCAGCTTGTCGATGTCGAGCCGGGTGACAGATCTGCTGCCGAGGCTGTAGCTCGCGACGTTGCCGTCGAGGAGTTGGATGTAGCCCTCGCGGGCCTTATCGAGTGCCTTGCGTGTCCACTCGATCCGGGCCTGGATCTCAGTCTTGTCCATGTCGGTCCCCCTCCTTACCATTCGTCGTTGTCGTGGCGCCTGGCGGCGCCTCTGCGTCGTTGCGGCGCCTGCTGTGTCTGCTGTACCGGCGGCGCCACGCCCTTCATACGCCTCTCTATGGCGTCCATGTCCGGGTTGATAATTCTAAGACCGGCGAGCGCGTAGTTGCGGCAGTCAAGGGGCTCGTTCCTCTGATGGCCCGGTAGCTTCTCCCACGCCCAGCGCGTTCCGCGTTTGGTGTTCGTGAGGACAAGCCGCTCTGAGAGCAGGCCGTTGAAGAAGCCGATGTCGTAGCCTGCGGCCTCCTCTTTCGGGAAGTGACAGAACTTCGGGCCGGGCTCGCCGACCTTCAGGTTGCTCATGATGGCAGCCTTGCCGGCGTCGACACCGATGCTGTAGAGCCAGCAGGTGACCTGCTTGTTCTCGCGGATCGGCACCTTCGACGGCGGTGTCGTGTATGGCACGTCCTCGCCGCCCTTGCCCTTGATAGCAAAGACGCGGTATGGCTGCCGCGCCATGCAGGCCTCATAAACCTCCTGGGTGAAGTGGCCGCCGGAGTCGATCAGCGTGATCGAGATCCGCAGCCCGCGGCCGTTCTTGAACTTGTAGACGTGCTGGATGATGTCGTCCAGCTTCGCCCAGACCTCCCGGGTGTCCGGACGGCCCATGATGTACCCGCGCTTGATCCCCCAGGTCTCGCCGTACTGGCCGTGGCCGAGGACCTCATACTCGAGCCGGTTGTCCTGTGTGTCGACGCCCATTGTGAGAACGAGGACGCCGTCAGGCAGCTCCGTCGGAGATCCGTCCGGGTTCGTCCCGTAGTCCTCCCGCCGGGCGAGCATGGTGTCCTCGTCCACGAGGTCGCCCCGCTCCTCCCAGAGCTTGCCGAGGAGGGTGTTGTAGACGACCTGCAGGCGGAGGGGATCGTCCTTTGCTTCCAGGAACTCGATCACGATCTGCGTCCAGGGCGTCCACGGCGAGGAGAAGGCGTTGAGCCAGTAGCTCTTGACGCCCTTCTCATAGGCGTCCGGATTTGCCGCGATCCACTTCGCCGGCTGCCGGCGCATGGTTTCCTCCGGGATCAGGCAGCCACAGTTCGGGCAGCACCATTGAGGCGGCGCCTTGATGCCCCAGATCTTCTTGCTGCCGACTCGCGTCACGGTAGGCTCGAATTTGATGTCGTCGAAGTCGATCTCGGAGAACTCACCGCACTCCGGGCATTGATGGCACCAGCGCTCCTGGGTGCCCTCGTAGAAGCTGGTCTCGATGCTGCTCGCCCCCTTTATGGTCGGCGTGCTGACGTCGATCGCCTTCCGGTTGTAGAATGTGGTCTGGCGTCGCTCCGCCAGTTTCCAGGGATCGCCCTCTTTGCCGGCGCTGATCGCCCAGCGGTCGTGCTCGTCGCCGATGACGTAGCGGACAGGCGTGGACGCCAGGGCTCGCGGCGTGTTGGATCCGATCAGGGTGATGGATCCGCCAGGGAAGATCTTCTGCAGGATCGTGTTGCTGCTGTCCTTTGCCTTGACGTCTGCGACCTTCGTCTTCAGGACCTTGCAGTCCTGGATCATCGGCGCGAGGCGCTGCCGGCTGAACTTTCGAGCCTCCTCGAGACTCGGGTGGATGTAAAGGATCGTCCCCGGATCCTGGTCGATGATGTAGCCGATGGCGTTGAGCTCGAACTCCGACTTGCCGACCTGTGAGGCTGCCACGACGACGATCTTGTGTACCCTGGGATCCGTGAAGGCGTCCATGGGCTCCCGCAGGTATGGCGTCCTGGATGTTCTCCAGGGGCCAGGCTCTGATGCCGTGTCTGGGAGTCGCCGCTTCTTGTCGGCCCACTCCGCGACCGTCAGAGCCTCCGGCGGTGTGAATATGGCGACGGATCTGCTGATCACCTTGTTCAGGCGGTCGATCCGGTTGTCGCTTTTAATCTCCTTCGTCGATAATGTCGGCACCTTTGCGCTCCTTCACCCGGCGCCGGAACTTCTCGGGATCGTACTGATACGACGCGAGGGCGCTCAGGATTTCATAGCACTCGTCCCGGATCCGGATGGCCTCCTCCTCCGGCGTTTTGATCTGCGCCGTGTCTACGGCCAGGCGGCCTGGGAGGGCGGTGATCATGCTGCGGATCTCCGAAGCCAGATCAGAGAGAACGGCCTCGACGTCTTCGCTGCGGTGCATCTGGCCCTCGAGCTCTGAGCGCTGCATCATGGCGATCGCTGCCTTCGCTTCCTTGAGCTCGGCCTCTGCCTTTGCCTTCTTCTCCTCCCATGGGTTCCCCTTGGATCCCGTCTGGGATCGCAGGTACCGGATGTATGACTTCACTGCCTCGACCAGCTTGTACCGGTCGCCGGCCGGCGTTTTGTACTGGACCAGCACGCCCTCCTTCCGGAGCTGACCGACGCGCTGGATCGTCAGGTCGAGGAGCTCGGCGACGTCCTTGGCCTTGACGAAGCCCGGCAGCTCCGCCGCCTTCTTCCGTTCGGCCATGTGGACCACCTCCCGCGGCCTGGTTTGGTAAAGTAAAGCGCCGAAAAACTTTCCCGGCGTCTGCGCGATTTCTGGGCTCGCAAGCACCGCAGGCGGCAAAAACGCTCAGAAGGACCCGTGAAAAATTTTTTTCAAATTTTTTCAGTCGCTCGCCCGGAGCTGGGCCTGCTTCGCTTTTTGCTTTTTTCTCCGCGCTTTTTTCTACACTTTCTTCATCTCTTGCTCGAGGTGATGCTCGAGTCTCTTGCGAAGGCCTTCGTCGATTGCCTCGGTGATCTTTTCGGAGACCTGGGGGTTCGTGATCATCTGGGGGACGCTGACCGTCTTGATGCTCTTGATCGGCGTGCGCCCGTCCCCCTCTCTCTGGAACGGGATGTACCCGCCGCCCCCGTTGGAGCCGAGGAAGGCTGTGCCACCTATGGTCTTACGCTTCCCCCGGTAGACCTCCGCCGTGATGTTGTATGGGGCCGGTGGGCGGACCATGGCGACGTCCCCCCCTCCATCTCCTACCCCTCCCCCTGGGACCCTCCTGTAGTCCTGCGCTCTCTTGGCCGGGATCTTGGTGGGTTTCATTTTGAAGTGGGTTGGAGTGAGCGGGCGGCCAGAGTATTCGATCTGCACGTTGTCGACGGCGATGCCCCCCACGTTGATCTTGCCGACCGACCTCTTGCCGGTGATGGCGTCCTTGACCTCCGCCTTTTTGATGTTGTACGTCTCGGCGACGGCTGCGCTGATCCAGGCGGGCGCCCTGCTCTTGAAGTCTGAGACGGTCTTCTTGATGGCCTTCTCCGCTGCCTTCTGCTTTTTTTCGAGCCGATCCTTGACCTCTGCGTAGTTGCTGAGGAACACGTTGAGCGTGCCGCTCATGCCCTTCGGGACAGACATGCCTCCGCCTCCTTCCTGCGCTGTGAATAAAAAGATCCGCCGGGGGAGAAGTCCCTCGACGGTCTTTTTCATTTTTGCTTATACCACGGGCCCGGCCTGCCGTTCAATTCCGATTGCTGCCATTTACTGCGGATTTGTGACTTTCTTTCGGATTTCCTCTGGATTTCCTACGGATTGCCGGAAGAAGTCGCCCACTTTTCGGCCATTGTCAGCAGCGCCCGACCGTGGATCTTGAAGGTCTTGTTCATGTAGCGGTCGATCTCGACCTCATAGTCGTCCGCTTTGCCGTAGATGATCCGGCTGATCTCGGGCCACTCCGCCCCGTGCATGTATCGGAGGTTGACGACGAGCGTCTCTACCGGCTGCAGATCCTCCACAACAGGCTCCAGCTCCGCCCAGTCGGCCTCGATTTCTTCCCGCTTCTGCGCCATTCGTTTTTCGAGCTCGATGATCTGGTCGGTCGCTTCGGCCACCGGATCGCCGGGCAGCCCTCCGCCCCTGGGCGTGTGTGTCAGCCTTGGGATCTTGGGCCCAGGGTTCCGAAGGTATTCGAGCTCCTGCTCCATGGCGTGAAGCCGCTGGAGGAGTCTCCTGTGGCCGTTCAGCCGTTCCTTGATCGCGTTCGTTTTTTTCATGATCTCCTGGCGCTTTAGCCGGTTTCACCTCCCTCGATCGCTCTGCTGAGCAGCGTCATGATCTCCGCCCTGGTCAGCTCTCGACCGTTGCGAATGCACTTCACATCTGCCCTGCCGGTGTGGCGGATGTACCTCTCGACGATGACGTCGGTGTAGCCCGGCGTCAGTTCCATGACGTAGGCCTGGGCACCGTTGTCCTCGCAGGCGATCAGAGTCGTCCCGCTCCCCCCGAAGGGATCATAGAAGCCCGTCGCCCAGTCCATATTGTCGACGATGCTGCTGATCAGCTCGACCGGCTTCTGTGTCGGGTGCAGGTTGTTCCCGGATCTCGAGACGCTGAGGACGTTCCCGTAGCCCTTGTGGCCGTCGAAGTGTGTGGTCCCTTTGGCGCCGAACAGGATGATCTCATGCTGCGAGCGCCAGCCGACGCCCATGCCCGGCGTGCCCTTGTCCCAGACGATCATCGACTTCGCTCCGAAGCCCGCAGCCTCTACGAGGTCGAACAGGTAGACCCACATGCGCCAGTCTGTGAAGACGTAGCAGAACAGGCAGGGGATGTCCTTCAGAGCGCCGGCGATCAAGTGCTGGTAGCCTCTCGTGCTGAGGATGTCGTTCGCGATCATCGGCGTCTTCTTGTCCTTCCGGTCCGTTCCGATGCTGCCTGTGCTCTTTTGGCTCTCCTTCTGGCCGCCGGAGCAGTACGGAGGATCCGTGAGCAGCACCTCCGGGCGGGCCCCGTCGAGCAGCAGATCCCGCTCCTCCGGCTTGGTGCAGTCTCCGCACATGACTCGATGGCGGCCGAGGATCCAGACGTCGCCGCGCTGCGTGACAGGTGCCGCCGGCGGCTCGATCGGTTCGTCTTCCTCCGGATCCTCGTCTTCGTCGTCTTCCTCTGTGTCTTCGCCGGCGGTGAGGGCCTGGACGATGGCGTCATATTCTTCCTGGGAGCTGCCGGCGAGCTCGAGCGGCTCGCCCGCCTGCTGGATCCCTGCGAGGAGACTCGCTGCGAGCTGCTGGTCGGTTTCTGCGAGCTCGGCGATGTAGTTGTCAGCCCAGAGGTCCGCCATTTCTGCGGCTTCGCTCTCGTAGTCCTGGTAGTCGACCGGCGCTTCCTCGAGCTCCTCCAGCTCGGCAGCCATGAGACGGCCGTGGCCCTTGACGATCATGCTGGAGCGGGTGCTCACCGTGATCGGCTGCCTCCAGCCGTTCCGCCGGATCACGCCGCCGAGCTTCTTGATCTGCTCCGGCGGGTGCTTGTTTGGGTTCATGGGGTTCGGGCGGAGCTCGGAGATCTTCACGATGGCGTCGTGGGCGCAGTAGACAGGGATCCCGCTCGCCCACGCTTTCGGCTCCACCCGCTCCTCCTGTTTCTTGCTCATAGAGCTCTACCTCCTTTTCAGGATTTCGATAACGATTTCTTCGAAGTCTCTGAGGATTTCAAAAATCAGCATGACTAAGATGATAAAAAGCGGCACCCAGATCGGAGAGAGCACCCACCCCCACCTCCACTCAATGACGCCTGTGAGCTTGAGGAGCGTGAGGACAGCCGCGGTGAGGAATAAGATCGGCGCCAGGCCTGGCCGCCGCTTTTGCTGCTGTTGGTTATTCTTCCGGCTTTCCTGCTGCATCCTTCTCCTCCTCCGGCGCTTCGTCCGCCGGCGCCTTCCGGTCCTCGTAGCCTTCCATGCAGACGACCTCGATGATCCGGACGTGATTGATCTCGACCGTGTAGGCGCCCGGCGCGTCATAGTCGCCGGCGTCCCAGATCG